CCGCACTTTTGAATTACGACAACCACATTTTATATTTGAAGGGGATAAAAATAGAACAAAAGTTGAGTATGCGTGTTTATTATCACATCTCAAAGCATTTTTATTATTTCAGAAATCAGGGTATAAAAATGCGTTAATATTGGAAGATGATATGACCCTTGAATATGCAAAATATTGGGATAAACCAGTTTCAACAATTATGAATGATGCACCTAAAGATTGGGATATTATTATGCTGAATTATAATACATTAGATAAATATACCAATTTATATACTAAAAATATAAAACAACCGAATAATTGGGTATTAGCAGCATCAACTGCTGCATATATAATAAACATAAATGCAGTTAATAATATATTAAATAAAATCTATACAAATAATAAATTTAAATTATTAAGTAATTTTCATCACGTTGCAGATCATTATATATTTGCATTATTAAATACATATATATACAAATATCCTTATTTCACATATAGTTATAATAATGATTCATTCATACATAATGACCACTTAGATTCTCAGTTTAAAGCTAAAAAAATAGCATATGAAAACACCTGGGGTAAACAATTAGAAAAATTTACGCAGTCATCGTGCAACTATAATATATATGTAATATTATTTATTTTAATAATGGTGCTGGTATATATTATTTTTCAATTACATAAATAAAAATTGATTGGGAGATAAAATTTCTTAAAGAAATTTTATATTCCCCAATTAACTTTATGAAACTATCCTTAAGGATAGTTTCATAAAAATTGATATAACTTTTATTTAAAATTATATCAATTATAAATATATTATGACTTCGAATTATATCACCAAAGAAGGTTATATTATTGATAAGACCAAAATAACACCCGAAAAATTGGAGACAATTAAAAAAGACCTTACAATTACACCACATTTACCATTTAAACATAAAACCCTCAAACCAAAGCCATTTACTATTTATAATGAAAATGGGAAATATATATCGGTTCCAAAGTTTTATGGAATTAAAAAATTTGGTAAACCAAAAGTTGATAAGATGGAAAAAGGTGCCCCAATTAATATTAAATTTCTGGGAACCCCTAGACCTATCCAATTACCCATTCTTAATAGTACTATTTCTCAAATGGAAAATGACGATGGTGCATTGATTTGTGCCGGCTGTGGTATGGGTAAAACAGCTATGGCTTTATATATTGCGTGTCATTTTAAAGTGAAGACACTTATTATAGTGCATAAAACTTTCTTATTAAATCAATGGCGAGAGCGCATTGCACAATTTACTAATGCAACAGTAGGTATAATTCAACAAGACGTCATCGATATTGAGGATAAGGATATAGTAGTTGGTATGCTTCAGAGTATTGCAAAAGATAAATATGATAGGGATATCTTTATGGATTTCGGGTTGGTTGTTTTTGATGAGGCACATCACGCACCATCGGAATATTTTAGTAAAGCTCTACCAATTATTACCTGCCATAAAAGTTTAGCATTATCTGCCACACCTAAACGGTCTGATAAAACGGAACGTGTATTGTTTTGGTATATGGGGGAAATATCTTATACTGCACCACCTAATATTAATAATAGAGTTACTGTAAAGGCATATAATTATGATGTAGTGGATAAAAATTTTAAGGAAGCTAGAATGAGATTTGGTGGGGACGTTAATCGTCCTCAAACAATAAATAGATTAATAGCAATCGATAAAAGAAATCAATTTATTGTCGACCAGATTATGGAGGCAATGGATGAGGAAGGGAGAAAGATATTAGTTCTTAGCGATAGGATTGAACACTTGGAAACATTAAAGAAAATGATAGACGATATAGATAGATATAGCTGTGAATTTTATATAGGCGGGATGAAACAGAATAAATTAGACCAATCATCTGAAGCAGATATTATTTTGGGGAGCTATGGGATGGCGGCAGAAGGTTTGGATATTCCAGAATTAAATACACTTATATTAGCGACTCCGCGAAGTGATGTTGAACAAGCGGTTGGTAGGATTACTCGTAAATTAGACCATCCAGTTCAGCCTCTTATTATTGATATGGTGGATATGCTCCCGTGCTTTACCAATCAGGGAATTAAAAGAAGAAATTTCTATAAAAAATTACAGTATAATATTGAAGTATATGAAGTAGAAGATAGTAAGATAGTAGCGCAAATTGATCTTAATAATACGGTTGATATTAGCAATATTAAATTGACAAAATTTAAGAAAGTAGAAAATGATGAGGTTGATTTTGTGGATGATTAACTAAACTGATGATTATTATATTCTTTATAACGATTATATAATATTATTTTATCTTTATAAACACAATTATGATCTTTATTACCCTTTAGTGTACTTGGAATATACAATATATCAGGTATATTTAATAGCGTTGGCATTTTTTCTTGTAAAAATTGATATTTATTATTATCTTTATCATATATTATACCTTCTTTTAAATTTTCATTAAATATTATATTAATTGAGTCTGTCATAATATCAACAATTGACCATTTCCAATAACTATATTTATCTTTATTTTTATATTTTGTTATATATGTATCAATACATTTTTGTAATATTGGATTATTTGGTGTTGATATTATAAAATGAGGATTTAATAAATTTCTTTTGTGTTTGTAGTAAGATAAACAAGTTAAAAAAGTAACATTTTCTTCCATAAATTCAGTAATAGAAACTAATGGTTTAACATCAATATCAGAATATACTCCACCAAATTTATTTAATATACATACGCGCCAGAAATCTGCTTTAATTGGACCATCTTCGATATAATTAAATATATCAACATAAACTGGGTCTTCATAATATGTTTTTAAAAATGTAATACAATCATTATTATCATATAATATTATATTATAATCGGGGTTTAATTTTTTCCACGTGGGAATTATATAATCTGGTATATTTTTAGTTTTATATGATAGATATATATTTTTTGGTATAATTGTAGATGTATTTGTAAAACCTAATATTTGCGTGTGGAAAAAAATATACAATAAAATAATTGCAAATATTATTGTAATTACTATTATAATTATTTTCATTATAATTATTTATAAAAAATAATTATAATTATTTTCGGTTCCACTTATTATCGATTATAATTGCTTTGCAATAACTGCAATATAAATAGGGAATAAATTAAAATCTAATTTAATTTATATGACCGATATCCCAGGATTATTTATAAAATTTCATCCAATTGTTTATTTCCACAAGAAAGAACCTTATATGCCTGCTAATATGGATGAAATATTAAAAATTGCAGGAGTTTCTTCAAATAATATCCCATATCTTGTTAAAATTCCCAAGGAAAAAAGATTTGAGGTTGATTTAGGTACACAAATATTATGCAAAACAGAGAGTGAATACAAGATTGGTGAATATACTTATATTGATTTAGTCTATATTGTTACATTTACCTGGAATGGTACACTTGAAGAACACGCTTTCGACAAAGAGGAAATTATTGTCAGGTTAAGGAAAACAGATACAGATAATTATAAAATAACACGTGTTTTTGGTAGTGCACACGGTAATGGGTTTTGGTATTTAGTTGAAAAAAATGATGTCGAATTTGAAGGTGAACATCCAGTAATGTATTCTGCAAATGAATCACACGCAATGTATAATAGAGCACGTTTATATAAGCGTATTTTTAATTTTGGAAGTGATAGAACTGGAAAAGACAAGCGATGGGAACCATCTGAGTTTGTAGTATTTGAGAATAATAATGTTAATATTTATGATATTAATAAAAAAAACCTAAATACTACTAGTTTAGAATATTTTAAAACTGATGTTAAATTTGGAGATGATAAAAATAGTCAACCCTGGCCTGGTAGTCTTTCATACGATGTAATTAATCTGGATACATATTACAAATATGAAGGTGGTATTGATAATCTTTTTACCGGAAGGACTAAAAAAATAAAACCTGGTTTAAGAATTGCATTTCGTGTATTTACCATATTGGCGTGGGTTGGTTTTATTGGATATTTAATTTTCCGTGATGTTCTTAGTTATAAAGCAGGTGAGTATTCCACCAAAGAATTTTCTTTATATATAGCATTACACATATTTATTGTATTTGTATTATTTATGACAGGTACAGTTTTAGGTTTAGATATATTTGTATTAAATCCAATTAATACCCCAAATTAAAAATTGATTAATAATCTTATAAAAATATAATAATATATTTTTATAATGTGGATAGCCGTTAGTGGTAAAATGGGCGTAGGTAAAGATTATTTTGCGAAACATCATCTTATTCCTTTTATTGAGAATACATTAAAACAGAAATGTTTGGTTGTGTCATTTGCAGATGTTATTAAATTAAATGTGATGGTTCATAATAATATTACTATTGATATGTTATCAGGAGATAAGACTAATGAAGTGAGAACATTATTGAGGGAAGAAGGACAAGGGAAAAAACACGTTTATGGTGATGATATATGGATTCGATATACAAAGGCAATGGGTGATTTATATATGGCTAGAGGGATTGACCATATTATTATTACCGATTTGAGATTTAAAAATGAATATGAATTTATTAAGAGTATGAATGGTATTGTTATTCGCATTGATGCACCAAAACGAAACGAGAGAAGATTAAAAAAAGAAAGCAGTAATATAGAACAATATAATGCTCTTGCTAATCATATATCAGAAACAGAATTAGATAATATGGAGTTTGATTATACTATAAATAATGATAAAGATAGTACAATCGCCATTTATAATATGTTTCATATCATTTTCAATAAATTTATTTAAAATATTATTATAAATAAATATAGTTTATTTATAATAATGAATATACGGTTTATGTTAATCTTTTTAGGTCTTTTAACTTTTATTAAAGGAGATGAATCTCCAAATAATATGGTTGAAAATATAGTTGATGAATGGATAGAACATAATATGGAAAACTGGGATAATATGCAAGCAAATCCGATGGTTAATATTTTAGTAAAAGAATGGCTTGATAATGTAAAAGATGAATGGAGGAAAAATAATTATAATTTATTTGATGTTATAAAATGGCTAGCTAATAAAATGGTGGAGTGGAATAAACAGAAAATATATTGGGAGAAAATGAACAATGAACTTACTACAATTAGCACTACAATCCTAACGACAAGTAGTTCTACAAGTAGTTCTACAAGTAGTTCTACAAGTAGTTCTATAGATAGTCCAACTAATAGCCCAACTAATAGCCCAACTATAATTATTACTCCCAGCCCCGACAGCCCAACTACAATCAGTACAACTAGTGCGACTAGTATAATTACAACTACATCCAGTACAATGGATAATATTAGTACAATCAGTACAAGTACAACTGAACCATTTACCCCGGTGGAAGAAATATTAAACAATCCAGAACAAACAAATAATATAAATAGTAATAAATTATCTCAACCAAATTCATTAGTTGGTATAATAGTCGGTACATCTAGTGGTATTATGTTGGTATTAATTATAATGATAATAATACTAAAAAATAGAATAAATAAAAATAAGATTATTCTTTCAGATATAGTAAATACAACAGCAAATGATAACTATCTCGAACCAACACCATTAAATACTTTACCAAAATATTACCAGCCTCAAGAATCTAATACATATGGACTAGAGCAAGTTTATACACAAGTAAACTATGAAACACCAATTGATAATAATTTGGGTCAAAACATAGTATATGACAATGCGGTCCAAAATATAGTATATGACAATATGGTCCAAAATATAGTATATGACAATATGGTCCAAAATATAGTATATGACAATATGGTCCAAAATACTGTATATGATAACGAACCACTTTATCATATGGGTGATACGGATTACGTGGCGTTATCTTAATAAGAAAAAAATTGATAAACTCTATCTATTCCCTATTTATATTGCAGTTATTGCAAAGCAATTATAATCGATAATAAGTGGAACCGGGAATAATTATTAATTTATTAACAAAAAAATTGAAAAACCAACTTATTAAACCCCTATTCATTTATTAGTAATGACCGAATTCGAACAGATGAAGACTGAGTTTACTTCCAACTTTGTTGCCAAGACTCTCACATTCAATACTGAAACAACCAATGTCCAGTTCAATCACAATGGCACCCTTATGGCTGCCTGTAGTGAGGGCGGAGAGGTTAATCTCTACGATGTAGAGAATGATTTTGCCCTGCTGAGGTCCTATACTAATACGGCGGACCCTGACCTCAAGGAGGAGCTTTATATGACCCGTTATGTCCAATTCTCTCCAGATAACACTTTTCTGGTTGTGTGTAGCAAGCTCCGCCTTGTTGTCCTCAATCTGAGTGATTTCTCGGAGGTATTTGTCCTCAGTGATGTTGAGCTGATGCCAGCTGGTAAGGACAATATCCGAATGTTTACTGGTGTTAGTTTTAGCCAGAATGGAGATTACCTTGCAGTTGGAATGAACAAGCGAGTTGATATTTATGATACTCGTAATGGATTTGCACAGGTTGCAACATATGATGCCCCTCCAAAGGTCATCTGTGTTGTCTTCCACGGAGACAAGCTGATTTTTGGTTCGGCATATGACGGTATTACACTGGTCGACCGTACCACCAAGGCAGTTCTTGCAACCTATGTCTTTAAGACCAAGGAGCAGGACCATCTCCGCTATATGGATATTACACCGCGAGGTTCGCTCTTCCTCTCGCTCTATGCTTGCAATCCTCGAACTCTGAATCCTGATACTCTCGAGGTCATCCAAGAGTTTGATATCCCTTACCCGGTGTTCTTCAAGCATCGCCATATGAATGATGACATTACTGTTGCAAGCGGTGGTATCCGAGGCTGGCAACAGTTCAATCACTCGACAGGCAAGGCAATTGACAAGTTTGAGCACTACGAGGATGGTTATCACGCGAGTATGACCGATTGCTTCCAGCGCGACCTGTCTCCAGATAACCGCTTTATTGCAGTGTGTGGAGAGAAGGAGGTTCGTGTTCTCTACACTCCGATGATTGGTATCAACAAGATGACTGGAAAGATTTCCGAGCAAACTGGCGAGCTTGTTGCAACTGACCCAGACTTTGAGGATGTGCAGGTGAACGACGACGTTCTCTATGCAATGGCTGCAACCCTTGTTTAATTTATTTCTAAATATATATAATATGTATTATTTAATTGATAATAAAAATTGTATAATTTTTGGATGGTCTGCAAAATGTGGATGTTCACATATCAAATCAATATTTTGGTTTTTACAAAATGATAGTATCGAAAATCCAATTCATACTAATTTAGATATAAATAATATTCCGGATAATATTGAAAAATATACAACAATTATAATTTGTAGAAACCCATATAAAAGACTTGTATCTGGATTTTTAGATAAATATAATAAAAACGGAAGCTTTAGACATTTATGGAAAAATAATGAATTAACTTTCACACAGTTTGTAAATGAAATAATTAAACGTAATTGGTCTGTAATAGAAGAACATCATTTTATACCACAAACAGAAGAATGTTTTGATATCAAACTATTAAAATCAAAATGTATAAAATGTTATGATATTGAGAATATTGACTATAAATATATAGAAGGTTTGTATAATAAAGAAATACCTAATATACTGATAAATAAAAAATACGGACACGAAAGATTAAAATATAATAAATTATTTAATGATAATGTTTATGATTTAGATATGGATAAATATTATAATTATGATGTTGATATAAAATTATTTTATAATGACCAACTTAAAAATGATGTATTTAACTTTTACAAAAAAAATTTTGATTTTTTCAATAATTTCGGTATTAATTACAATTTATAAGTGGCTTAAGATTTTCCTAAATAAAAATTGATAGTGGCTTATGATTTTGTTAACAAAATCATAAGAATTCCTATTAACATTTGTGCGCGTCGTAAAAGGCAAGTGCGCACTTGCCTTTTAGCGAACAAAACTGGTCGCGATAAGTCAAAAGTGCAGTCTGCACTTTTGAATTACGACAACCACATTTATTTATGTCAGATTTATAAATCTGACATAAATAAAAATTGATAATTTAACACGTTGATACCTATTGATATTATAGTAATGTCTCACGATATTCCTACTATCATTGTTAATAAGGCTCTCAAGAAGGAGCTCCAAAAGGCAAATGGTCCAAAGGTTGCCCATCATACTGGAAACACTACTAATCTGGTAGGTGGGAGCAAGAAGATTGACGCAGAGGATGATCTTCCAAAGCTCACCACCGTTGGACGAGAGACCGGACAACTAATTAGCCAGGCACGTTGTGCTAAGGGTCTCAAGCAGACAGACCTTGCCAAGAAACTTAATGTCACACCTGATATCATTCGCGATTATGAGAATGGTTCAGCCCCACGAAACGGAAACCTCCTTAACAAGATGGGAACTGTTCTGGGTGTCAAGCTAACGGGTAAGAATTAAAAGAAATTATTTTTAAGAAATTATTTTATTTTACACCTTTGAATGTTTTTCTATGAAAAACACTTGCGCCGTGTTGTTTTATGCCTTCCATATGTTTTTGTGTTGGATAACCCATATTACTAGAAAGACCATATTTAGTATCTAGTGTTGGGTCTAATAATATTAATTCACGGATATGCATATCGTGGTGTTGTTTAGCAATAATACTCGCCGCAGCAATTGAATAATATTTACTATCTCCTTTTACAATACTTTCAACTTTATGATTCGTAAATTTCTTTTCCCATCCTACTCCATCGATAATAAGATTAGTAATCTTCCCAGTGTATCGTGTTTTTAAATCTTCAATTGCACGTTCCATTGCTAATTTTGTGGCATTAAGAATATTTATTTTATCAATTTCTTTTTCATCTGCATAACCAACACCCCAATATTCAATATTCTCCATAATCCATTCAAGTGCTTTTTCTCTTTTTTTCTCAGTTAGTTTTTTACTATCATTAATAAGTGGGCATTCTTCACCATTCCAAATAACAGCACCAGCGTAAACACGACCGATAAGAGGTCCACGTCCTGCTTCGTCCAAACCAATTTCCATTGTATCGTTCTTATATAATTCCATTGTTAATATATAAGAATTAAAATTTTATATGGTTGGATAATCAATTTTTATTATTTTGTTCTTAAGAACAAAATAATAAACTTTAATCGGAAATGTTAGAAAAGCCTAAGGCTTTTCTAACCCACGATCAATTTTTATTATTTTATAAAACACTAATATCCTCAACATCACTTATATTAATAGACTGAACATATTTATTATTAATAACAGTTTCTATTATTTTCTTATCTTTTACTAATACTATCACAAAACCAACCAATATACCAATTATGAATACCATCATATGTTTATTTTTAATTTTTTTATATTCTTCTAATTTATCTTCAGGTTTTAAATTTTTATTTAATAAGTCTTTAATCGTTTCAGCTTTAGTAACTTTAAGATAAAGTAAAAAACAACAATATATACCAATAGTAGAAAACATTACAATTGCAAGACTGTCAAGAGTAGGAATCATTATTATAATAATTTATAATTTATTTATAATTTTGCGAACAAATTGGACATTTAATATTATTTCTCAACCACGGGTCAATACATTCTGTATGATACATATGCCCGCATAATCCACGTGATAAAGTTGATCTAATACCTTTTTCAATATTATATATACTATCACTATTTAATGATGAACGACATATAGTACAATCAATATTTTTATCAAGATTATAACTCCAAGAAGAAATTAATTTATGATTATTAATAATAATGTTCATTATTATTAATAATTATTTTTAATATATTATTTTATCAATTTTTATTTGGTAAAATCTCGAGATTTTGCCAAATAAAGTTATTCCCTATTTCAGATAATAAGAGCCCAAATTAAAATAAAAATAATTAGAACTATTCCCTATATCAGATAATAAGAGCCCAACTATAAATAAAAATAATTAGAACTAATTATTTTTATTTAATTTTAAGGCTCTTAATAAATGGAACCGGGAATAATTATTTTTATTTAATTTTAAGGCTCTTAATAAGTGGAACCGGGAATAATAGAAATTGTTTGGATTTTTATAAAAATCCAAACCCACTATCAATTTTTATTTATGTGAGGTTTGAAAACCTCGCATAAATAAACTTTAATTGGGTTGATATAAAATTAATTAATTTTCTATCTCCCAATCAATTTTTATTGTTTTGTTCTTAAGAACAAAATAATAAATGTTAATAGGAAATGTTAGGATTTTAGTACTAAAATCCTAACCCACTATCAATTTTTATAAATCACTAACTGTTAAGCTATCATCGAAATCGGATAACGAGGTAGAAGATGACCCACTCGATTTAGAGCTAGATGACGTGTGAGAATGTTTAGAACGCCCAGAGCGCCCAGAACGTCCGGATTGTTCGGTGTGTTCACTTTCTGTATTCTTGCTAGGTCTTCCACGCTTGCCCCCAAATTGATTAAAAAGACGTTCAATATCTTCTGTATTTTGTATTTCAGATACATCAGTAGTAGTATTAAATTCTTCACTTGCTATATCCATATCGCCACCTGCAACTTGTACAGGTGCGGGGACTGGTGCAGGTACAACTGGACCTTGTGGATTGGCAGCTAAATTTGACATCATTCCAGATAATCCCATAGATACATCTGGCATTGGGTTAACTTGTCCAGGGCAAGATGTAAGAGGAACAGTTGGTCCAAATGTTGCAGGTGCAAGTGGAGCCATACCGCCAATTTGTTCTACCGTTGGTGTATCACTTAAAGTATAATCAACTGAATCTTCAGGCATTGCACCTCCTTTCATATTAAGATTTTCCATTGTAGGAGTATCAGTTAAAACAAAATCTTGAATTTCAACTTCAGTGTGCATTTTATGAACATTTGATAAATTTAAACTTTTTTTTAATTCTTGATATTTTTGTTTGTACTTGAGATACTTTTGTTCGTAAGACATTATATAAATATTAGAGAATATTTTTTTATACTTAATTTTAATCATTTAATGGATAATAAAATTATTCCCATAATATTGGGATATAATAATAATGATAATAATGATGTAATTATAATCTATAATTTATTTTATAATATTCATAAAACATCATCTAACTGGATTGAGCCAAAAATTTATATTGATAATATGGTTACCATAAATAATCTTATACTTATTATGAAAAATTATAAAGATTTTATAAAACCAATTTTTTTAATATATTTTACTGGGCACTCAACCCAAAGTGGTAAGCTTAAATTTTATAATGAAGATGTTACATCAATTATGTTATTAAAACAAATTAATATACACATATATAATCCTTATCATATTTATTTTATTATAGATAGTTGTTTTAGTAAAAAATTTATAATTAATTATATCCCTTTTAAAATATCATATATTACTTATATGGTTAGTAGTATGGATGATGAAACAAGTGGTACAATTGCGATGGAATACGATAATGAAGTATTTGATACATTGCAAGCAATACAATTAACTATAACAAAACCAAAGTATTTTATTATTAGTATATTTACTTATTATTTCGTTAAATTGATAAGGATAAGGCATTATAACATAGATGAATTTAATAAAATTCCATCGGATAGACTCTGGAAAATGATAGCTATGAAATATAAACAAAATATATATTACGAACATTTTTCTCAAACTTTATAATGGATAAATGCGCACCTAGTAAAAAATTTAAGGATGGTTCCTGTTTCACGCTTGATAATTTGCAGGAAATCGCAATGCAATATAATAAAATGTATGATGATAGTATTGAAATAGTAAATGATAAAAAAATATTATTAAGAGAATTAAATAATAAAATGAAGAATCGTTATAATTGTTCCGAACAAACATGTTGGCTTGAATCAAAAGTTATTAAATCATTAAATAATAATGATATTAAACACAACACATTCCGCCCAAAAGGACCCAAAAAACAATATGAATGGCTGAGTACAAATGATATAAATGGGGTAATGTCTCAATATATGATAAAGCATAAAGATTTTAAATATCTTGGTGCACTACCTTACGATTTTGAAGAACTCCATTACACTGGTATTGATAATATTAATTTGAAAGATTTAGAGAGTAAAACACCCAAAATTGGTATGGTAATTAATTTAGATGAACACGACCAACCTGGTTCACACTGGGTTGCATTATATACAAATCTTGCAAACAATAAAGTATATTATTTTGATAGTTTTGGTAAAAAACCCGGGAAGAGAGTCACTAAATTTATCAGAAGAATATTAACTTATATGTATAATAAAAAACATAATACTAATTTTAATGTTGACCAATTTATGAGTATGTATCATAAATCAAATGAATACGATGTAAGATATAATAAAAAACAACATCAGTTTAAGAATACAGAATGTGGGGTTTACTCAATGAATTTCATTATCAGATTACTTGATAATGAAGATTTTGATATGATTGTTGATAATATAACAAAAGATGATGCTATGAATAATTGTAGAAAGATATATTTTAGAAATACACCTGGTTCAACAAACTAATTCATCCTGATGTGGAACAATAACTTCTATCATAATTGTAAGATTATACATTATATCATTGAAATTATATAATATCCCATCCTCTGTATAAAATTCAAATTCCAAATTAGTAAGGGTAATCGGCTGATTAAAAGGAATATCACACATACTAGACCCATTAAAATTTAAACTACATACTGGCTGAGTCATATTGATATTCTTAATAAATAATAATAATTTATTTGGTGGTCTAATATCATATACTCTTTCTGCTGTTATACTATTATTTTCTTCATAGTTATTATTAATAAATCCTAATTTATACCATAAAAGAGTTGGGATGATAGTAAAATTAATAGTACTTTTTACCGTGATTTTTTGATTAAAATCCACTGTAAAACTCAGTTCACTATTACTTAATCTTTCCAATATATCGGATATATTATAATTACCCCTATATAATATAATTTCTTTCTCAACATCTGTTCTATACAATAATTTCATATTATCAATAATATTATAAATTGGAGGTGGCAAATTATACTGAACTAATTTTAATCGAATTACATTACTAATGGGATTCAATTGAAAATTATACTGTGAATCTTTTTTGGTCACCTCTAATTGTAAATTTTTAGTTAAAGTTTTTTTTTGATTTTGTGAGTTTAGTTGCGATTTTAAGAATTCATTTTCATTTCTAAGATTCATCATAAAACTTTGCATTTCATTCATACGGGCAAGTAATTCATTCATTTGATTATTTTCAGGTGGTGGTGATAATGGTTGATAAGTCGGATTATATTGTGTTGGTTGTGGTTGAGGTGATTGATTATATGTTGGCATATTTTGCATATTTCCATTTGGAATATTTCCATTTGGCATATTTGGCATATTCCCACCTGGAATAGTATTGCTAAACATTGCTGATGTATTTGGCATTGCGGTTGAATTTGCTGGTTGATTAAAGAGGTTATTAACATTCCCGCCTGGAGGAGGGGCAACGGATACAACTGCACCACGTTCTGCCTCCATTTGTTTTAATCTATCAGCTACTGATAAACTTTCGTTATATTTTGATGGGTCAGACCGCGGAACATTTGAACTAAAATTAGAATCACCATCGTTATTAAATCCAAGTAATGGTC